TCTTTGTCCGGTGTTCTTACTTTTGCTCCGACAACCTTTCCAGAGCTGTCGAAATAATAGTGGCGTAGAAGTTCTCCGTCTCGGTAGGTTTTGAAGAGTTCACAGGTTTTTTCTGAAATACGCCGTTTCTGCAACCTTCCGGCTGAGCCTTGTAATCGTACATCGTGCATGTGGTGAGTGTGGATAACGTCGGTGCTGTCCCCAGGTGTATGAGTATAGCACCTGAAACAGAAAACGTGGCCGTCGTCGTACAGGCTAGCTGCATCTGACGACCCGCAGTGTGGGCACTCCATGTGCCGGACAAACTCACTGGTCATATTAGCCAGTTTAATGGGATATTTGAGAAGACAGCCCATTTGATACCTAGCTTATCACACCAGGCAGCATAGGTTGTCTTAGATTTCTTAGAGATTTTGTTATAGGGGGCTTGGAATACCATACGAAGATCGACGCCAGGATTCTGTTGAATAACAGACTTGATCTTCTTTCGATCAGCACTGTCCCAATAACCCTTACATTCTAGCCATATACCATTCGGAAGAATGAAGTCAGGCGTGTAGTTGTGTTGGATTACATACGGGACCTTAGTGCTCTCGTATTCGTACTTGATACCCAGTTCGACGAGAAGGTCAGCGACCCTCTCCTCGAGTCCGGAACGGAAAGCCATCAGAAGTCGTCTGTTGGAGCTGCTTCCTTGAGGGTAACATTGGGGTCAGAGACCTTGAACCCTTGCGTAGAGCCGAACAGCTCAGCTACATCAGTCTCGCTCATGTCACCAGTGTCAACACCAGCAGAGTTAGATAGGGAGACAACCTGCACAGCCTTAAGCTTCAGGCTTGTGCCGTAGGTCACACCGTCCTTGAGGATGTAAGGTTTCTGGAACAGAGCCAGCTTTACCTTTGATCCACCATAGATAGGCGTATCAGAATCCATGATAGGTGATCCTTCCGTGTCAACGATCGGAGGTGCAGTGTCATCGTTCCATGAGAACTTGACAATGTATTTACCTTCCGACACCTCTTCCCAAGGCTCAGGTTTCAGCACAGAACGCTTCGGGTTCTTGAGCTTAGACTCTGCCCACTTCAAGGATTCAGTGCGGTCAGGTTCAAGTTGATCAATGATTTCTTGGTTGACAATAGCCTTCAGGCTAAAGCCAAACTTACCAGGTTTCATCACAGCTTGGAAGCCCTCTAGTACAACGGGCTGTTCAGTCACAATAGTGTTGCGTGTCATTTAACAAAAGAAATAGGTGGAATTGATAACCGATGCAGGGTCTAGTGTGTTACACATCGGTGGGTCGGTCTCTGCTCCAATCTGTCGAGCAAAGGTTGTTAGGTACTCATGCTCCGCAAATAGGTGCATGTATGTTTCACGGACAATGTCTGAAAGAACAGGCATGTCAGTAGCACGACATAGAACCGAGTCATGTATCAGTGAAATAGGTGCGTCGAAGCGCAGTGCAGATAGGTGCAGGAGGCTTGCATCAAGTGAATGGATAAGGTTGGGGGCTGTTGCGTTTTTGTGGTGAGCCTTATCAACCTTGTCGCTTGCACCTGTAGACACCTTGATTTGACACCTACCTAACAACTGTAACTCAACAAGTTTAATCTCAGGTTTCATCAGCCGTTGTGTAACTGAGAAACCAGATGGTGTTGTCCATGTAAGTTCTGTGAGACCACGGTCAATGGCATTGCTGACCTCTGACTCGATCCAAGACATAACAGCCATGGGGCCAGGAACAATGACGTCCATGGCATTACGTACTGCCTTGACAGTAATGGTTAGGTCGTCCTTCTCTACTTCGACACCCTTCTCCTTCAAGGCTTCACGTATGTAACCTCGGTTAGAGAAGGGCTTAGCATTGTAAGGTACGGTCATCACTACCCTTTTGACAGTTTTTCTGTCCATGTATGGTCTGATTGTATCAGGTACATGTGGGGCAGCTTTCTCTGCGACTACCTTGTAAGCATCTTGTGGTGTATCAGATGGTAGGACATTGACCAGCTTAGCAGTAGATGCGTCCTTGGCAAGGCCAGCCAGTATCTGGAGACCACTACATGTGGCGTCCGAGGCAACAGGCAGGGATGTGTGCTGTCTAGTACACGTCATTACACATGCGTGGTATTCTGCACATGCTGCCATAAACTGCCAAGGCTCGTCAACCTCATCCTAGTCACTTAAGTTCCCAATCGGATCCTTTGCGACACGAGCTATAAGAGATTGATTGTCCTTTACCCACTGCTGTCTTTCTTGCATGGTTGCCTTGTCCAGACCATAGGTGGTAGCGACCTGGAAGGCTAACCATGCTTCAGCTTCGGGTGTCATGAACGACTGCTCATGAAACTTAAGTAGTGACTTACCAAAATCTGTGTCTTGAGGTGTCAAGAATGCAGGTATAGGGTAAGCACGTCCACGGTAATCAAACGACCATGGAATATAGAACTTCTCATACTTAGAGAAGATCTCCACTGCGTTCATTGTCATCCTTGTACGACATGACTTCATGAACGCTTGTGCATTTATGTTACATACCTCTGCAGCCTTCCTACGGTAGTCCTTGCGGGACTCCGCATTGTTTGCGATGTCTACGGGCTTAGGTGGTAGAGGCATGTCCACAACAGGGATAAACTTACCAACTTCAACACCACGTTCTTGAAATGTCTTTGCGACATCTACTACGTGATTGTTGAGAGTATATCCCACCTTCTGAATCTTGTTCAGAAAGGCGATCGGTGTTTCTCCCTGTATAAGGCAGGGCTTGCCCCTGCGTACCATGTGATGACCACGCATAACCTCGTTAAGCAAGTAACCACCAGGGTTTTCGTTGGTCCAGTCGTTTGGTTCGATTAGCATCGGCCAAGCCAACGGACTGAACAGTTCAGCGTTGGCTAATACCTGTTCTTTGATCACCATGAACTCAGGTGTAGGTACCACATCGATGAAAGTCTTACGTCCTTCACGGCGCTGCTGTGTCATGAACCATTGCGATGATTCGCAGATGCAGTCTAACAACCAGCCACCTAGCTTGATTCGTAGTTGAATACCCCAAGGCTGCCAGTGTTCGATATCAACTCTGTTCATCAAAGTGATTACATTTTTCACTTTTTGATGTGTACCAGATGACTTGTGCCAATACTTGTCCTTGATGTACTTCAACAAACCAGGTACGTTGCGTTCGTAGTAACGCATCATACACTCGTTTTCTACTGCTGTGCCGATTGCGTCGGTCACATTCTGTACGAGGCTAGACTTAGGTTTGTAGCTAAACACCTTATCAAAGGTGACCTTGCAAGAGATAGCGGCAGCAGCTTCAGGCTCGATGTCTGAAAGGTACAGCATTTTCTCTTTAAACAACCTGCCGTTATGCCGCTCTCTTATAGCTGCACCAGTGGCTTGGATACGATCAGCCACAATAGGCATAAGCTGCTCAATAGAGGCCACGCCATACACACTAGCTGATGCGTACTGTTTGTTCTCCAAGTTTGTTGTGCCCTCTCTTAGTTGCTTGAGTCCTTGTCGTATCTGATCACGCTCAAGCTTGACTTGCCTGTCAATCTCAAACGGTGTCGCTATTGTCGTCCTCCTGCTGTTCGTGCATCAGTTGAATCAGTTCGTCACGGTGTGGATGCATCTCAACCTCATCCATCAAAGTGTCCAGTAGGAAGTTAAAAGTCGTTGGCGTCATCGAGTCGATCAGGGTGAATGTAATGGATGGCTTCATGAGTGCATACAACGAACTCATGAGTCTGTTTGTTCATGTACTCTAAAACCTTAGCCTCAGCAGCGTGCTGACGCTTGTAGATGTGCTCTTTAACTCTACCATTCTTTAAGTTTGTAGCGCGAATCATACAGGCTACATTGGATGGTATCTCCCACCCTGCTACCTTCCAATCCATTACCTCAATGAAGAGATGATCGAAAAAGGCTTCTGGTGGTGCGTCCTTGAATTTCTTCCAGTTGTTTGGGAAGTAAGGTTTGGGCCTTTTACCACTCATAAGTACGTGTTATGTTAATCAGTGTGCTAGATCTGTCCATGGACAACTCCAAGGCATCCCATGCGGCATCCTCGGAGCTGGCGGCGAGAATATACA